CGGGTTGGTAGACGGTCAATATGAGTAAACAGTTTTTTTGCCTCTTGTTTATATGCCTCATAGGCATCTTCCGCGGTGTCAAAAAAACCTATTGTTGTTCTTTTTCCCTCATGACAAATTCTTGCCATCCATTTGTTAACTTGTTTATGCCAAGTTACGCCCCGATAACCCGAGGAACTGTTTTTGGGTGCTGGCCTGTTTTGTTGGTTTTGATTGTTAGTGGCCAATCTAAGATTTTCAAGTCTGTTATCAATTTTGTTGCCATTTATATGGTCAAGATAAAAACTTTCTGGAATTTGACCAAAAAGCATCATCCAAATAATTCTATGAAGTTTATAAGTTTTGGAATTAATTGTAACAACTTTGTATCCAGAGCTATGGATGCATCCCGCTATAGAGCCCTGAACCATGTTTGAGCGTCTTTCTTTCCAGCGGACAACGCCAGTAAGTGGGTCATATTCAAAAATTGAATTCAATTCATTTTGCGACAAGGCCATAATTGACTCCATCATGTATTGGAATGATGGCAGTTTACCACATTTGGAGAAATGGTAAATGGCGTACTCTGGAACTGTCGGCAACACAGTCATCAATGTTCAGAAACTAATTGACCATGGCGCACGCCGTTGTGGGAAGTTGGCCGAAGAGTTGACCTCTGAACAAATTCTGTCGGCCAGAGAATCGCTGTATTTCCTGCTGTCACACCTTGGCAACCTTGGCATTAACTACTGGGCAATCAATAAAGAGGTTGTTGGCCTGCAGGCTAATAAGTACATCTACTATTTGCCGGTTGGAACAATTGATGTTTTGAACGTGCTGTATCGCACGATGAACCGCCCGAGTGGGCAGTACACATCTTCTGCAGGCGGTGTTGTTGCAAACGCTTACGACAACAACATCAATACCTACTGCCAGCAGTCCTCTGCTAACGGCAACATCCAAGTCTTCTATGGCGTGAGCAATCCAATCTACGCCGGTTCTATTGGCATCCTGCCGTATGTGGCTGGTGGTGGAACTGCAACGTGGTCAATTGTTTACGAATACTCCACGGATGGCGTTACATGGAACACTCTGCTTGATTTGGGGGCGATTGAAGTCACCGACAATCAATGGGTCTGGCGTGACATTGACCCTGGTCAGTCAGTTCCTTACTACCGCGTTCGCGCTTATGCTGGGACCACATTGTCTGTTCGCGAATGGTACGTTGGTAACAACGCTCGATTGATTCAAATGGCTCGCCTAAACCGCGATGACTACACCAATCTGCCCAATCAAAACTTTACGGCCAATCAGCCCTATCAGTTTTGGTTTGACCGCACGATTCCGCAGCCGAGCATGTCTCTGTGGCCGGTTCCAAGCGACCCGTTCATTCAAATGACTGTTTGGTACTCGCGCCAGATTATGGACGTTGGTGCATTGACAGACGAACTGGAAATCCCGCAACGGTGGTATGAGGCGGTAGTCATGATGCTGGCCCACCGCATGAGCCTAGAGCTGCCTGCGATTGCAATGGACCGCATTGGTTATCTTGAGAAGATGGCCACCCAGTATCTGTACGAAGCCGAGCAGGAAGAGCGTGACAAGTCGCCGGTGTACATGGCGCCCAACATTGCGGTTTACACACGCTGATGCCGACTTTTCTTGACACACGTGGATTGACATCTGTTGCGATTGCAATCTGCGACCGCTGCAAGATGAAGCGTCCGCTCGTGAATTTGTCGTCTGACCCTAATTTTCCGGGTCTTCGGGTGTGTGACCTTGGATGTAAAGACCAATACGACCCGTACCGATTGCCCGCTAGAAAGACGGAGAGAATCAATCTTAGATTTCCCCGTCCGGATGAAAGCGTTGCTGTTGACCCGAATTCAATTACTACTGGCGGTTATGGTAATTTTGTTCTGTCGCCAGAGCAAAACACGCAAACCCCTGAAAACAATGGCAATCTTGACGATTTTACTGTGAGTACATAATGGCTAACGTAACCATTACCCAACTTCCGCAGGCTGGTGCCATCACTGGCACTGAGTCTGTGCCTATTGTTCAGAATGGTGTTACGGTCCAAACGACTACGGGTGCGATTGCCAACGCCCCGGTTCAGACGCAGACGTTCTTGACTAAGAATCAAGAGCTTACGCTGCCTAATAGTCGTTACTTGTCAACTGGAACTGGCCTTGGATTGACGGATGGTGGTGCTCTTTCGTACTACCGAGTCACTTTGAATGGTGTTTCTGGCAGTTTGGAGACGGCGGGCACTGGAATTGTTGTCAAAAATAGCGGTAATTCTGTTGTTGCGCGTCAAATTGCTGTTTCTGGTGCTGGTTTGGGCGTTTCTAACGCTGATGGCACTAGCGGAAACCCGACTTTGCAGCTTACTGGTGTTGCTGCTGGCGTTGCTGGCTACTCTGGAACGGGATTTTTGGCTGTTGTGGGCGGTTCTTCGGTTGCTGGACGCCAAATCTATGGAACAGCCAACCAAATTGACGTTGCAAACGGCAATGGCTCCAATGACCCAGTAGTTAAGATTGCAGATAACCCAGTTTTGCCGGGAAATGCCGCCGTAACGCTGCCTATTGGCACCACTGCACAACAACCTGTTGGTCAAAACGGACAATTTCGTTTTAATTCAGACACTCAGACGTTTGATGGCTACGCATCTGGTTCTTGGCGCAGCTTTTCTCTGTCGGGTGGCGTGACATCGTTTAGTGGTGGCACTACTGGTCTGACGCCAAGCATTCCGTCTGGCGGTGCAGTTACCCTCGCGGGGACTTTGAGCGTTGATAACGGCGGTACTGGCACCTCTGGCCTGACTGGCTATATTAAAGGCAACGGCGCGTCTGTTATGTCGGCCAGCGCAACGATTCCTAGCTCTGACATTACTGGGCTGGGCACGATTGCTTCGCAGAACGCAAACAATGTAGCAATCACGGGTGGTACTGCCAGCGGTGTTGCTATCACGGGTGGTTCAGTGAACAACGCCCCGATTGGTGGTGTTACGCCGTCAACCGGCGCATTCACTTCGATTGCCATCAACTCTGGCACTGTGGCCTCTGCGCCTACAACTGCCAACGACATTGTTAACAAGTCTTATGTAGATGGCATCTCCGCTGGTATCAACTTCCACCAGTCCTGCCGTCTGGCGACGGTGGTTGCTCTTCCGGCTAACACTTACAACAACGGAACGTCCGGTGTTGGCGCAACGCTGACCGCTAACGCAAATGGTGCCCTCTCCGTTGACAGCACGCCGGTGGTTGTTGGTAATCGCGTCTTGGTGAAGAACGAAGCAAACGGTGCATACAACGGTGTGTACACAGTTACTGCGGCGGGTAGTGCTGGGGCGCCCTATGTGCTGACCCGCGCAACAGACTACGACACTGCTGGTACCGGCGTTAACCAGATTAACTCTGGCGACTTTTTTCTAATCACCGGCGGTTCTACCAATACCAACACCTCATGGGTTCAGCAGACTCCGCTTCCCGTCACAGTCGGCACTACAGCCATTGTGTTTACGCAGTTTGCTGCTCCTGTGTTGTATTCGGCTGGCACTGGACTTAACCTCTCCGTAAACACTTTTAACATTTCTGACACAACCGTTACGTCTGGCGCTTACGGCGGTGCTTCGTCTGTAGCCACGTTTAGCGTAAACGCTCAAGGTCAGCTGACCGCCGCCGCAAACACGGCGATTGCAATCAGCTCTGCGGCTGTGTCTGGCTTGGCCGCATCCGCAACTACAGATACGACCAACGCAGCAAACATCACATCTGGAACGCTGCCTTCTGGCCGTTTGAGCGGAACCTATAACGGCATTACCGGCGTTGATACCCTTACCTCTGGTATATGGAACGCCACTACAATTGGTGTGGCTTACGGTGGTACCGGCCTTACCTCAACGCCATCAAACGGCAATCTGTTGATTGGCAATGGCACTGGGTACTCCCTTGCCGGGCTGACCGCTGGTTCTGGCATTTCTATCACCAATGGTGCTGGCAGCATCACGATTTCTACCTCTGGTGGCGGCGGCACCGTTTCCAGTGTTGATGTTTCCGGCGGCACGACTGGCCTAAGTTTTTCTGGTGGCCCCGTTACAACTAGCGGCACGATTACTGCTGCCGGCACATTGAATGTTGCCAATGGTGGTACTGGGGCAGTCAGTTTGACTGGCTACGTCAAGGGTAACGGTACGTCGGCAATGTCTGCCTCTGCCTCAATTCCGAGCACTGATATCAGTGGCTTGGGAACTATGGCAGCTCAAAATGCAAATAGCGTTGCAATCACCGGCGGCAGTGTAAACGGCGCAACAATCGGCGCCTCCGTTGCTTCAACCGGCGTGTTTACAAACCTGACTGCAACAAACCTAACTGCAACAAGTTTGACTGGCTACGTAAAGGGTAATGGCGCATCTGTAATGACAGCGTCATCAACTATCCCTAGCACGGATATTACTGGCCTTGGTACTATGTCAACACAAAACGCTAGTAATGTAACAATTACTGGCGGTAGTATTGATGGTGTGGCGATTGGGGCTACTACAGCCTCTACGGGAGTTTTTACAACTGTGACTGCGACGGGCGGTATTTCGGGAGGGACTTTTTAATGGCGCGTCAGATTGATGTTACGATTGGTGATGTTGGGGCATCAAATACGATTGGTGTTGATATTAACTTGACACCAGTGAATGTGGCGGTTGCCGTGATGTTGAGTGATGGCGCAACCCTAAAGTACACGGTTGAGCATACTTATAACGACATTTGGTCTGCTCACGACCCCTCAAAGATTGTTTGGTTTCCGTTTATTGAGAACCAAACCGGCAACTCTGATGGCTACTATGCCTACCCAATTTCTGGGGTTCGCGTGCGTGTCACAGAACATACATCAGGCAGTGCTACACTTCGGGTGCTACAAGCGGGAA